TTATAGTCAAATGATCAATTGGGCTAAAGATAATTTTACACCTCAAGAGATTCAAGCGTATGACAACGCACTTGAAGTTGGTGATATGAATAACATTAACCTTGCACTTCAAGCATTATATTATAGGTACACTGATTCTGTAGGAGTTGAAGGGGATATGATTCAAGGTAAAGCAGCTACAGCAGTAGATGGTTTTAGAAGCCAAGCTGAAGTTGTTCGTGCCATGGGAGATCCAAGGTATGAAGATGACCCTGCTTACCGTCAAGACATTTATAATAAATTAGAACGTTCAAACATTAAATTCTAATGCCTGAAGTAAACGGAAAACATTACCCCTATACTAAAGCTGGTAAGGCACAAGCCAAAGCGGCTAAAGCTGCTAAACAAAAAGAAAAATCTACAGCAGCACATAAAAAATCACCCATCAGAAAACTTACTAAGTATTAATTATGGCAATGGGTTACGATCCAGATAGCACTACTAACATTGCTAACAATGGAGTACAATATACAGTACAAGCTGCTGGTAATAGTTGGTTCCTTGCACCCTATAGAGAGCAAGGTAGTATAGCAGACTATGAACATGCTGAATTAAATCCAAAAGGTGTAGAACGTGTAAACGCTTCACCACCTAACACAGGAACCGGTGCAACTGGTTTCGATATAACACCACCTACAACCACCCGTCACCTTTACACTAGTCAGTACGATTAATGACAACACTCTCAGTACAAAAATCCCCTCTTCAGAATTGGGATGAGTTTTGCGACTGGGTTACTAGCACCGACAACCGCCTCTATGTGGGGTGGTTCGGTGTACTTATGATACCCGCACTCTTAACCGCAGCAACTTGTTTTATTATCGCGTTCATCGCTGCACCGCCAGTAGACATTGACGGAATACGCGAACCAGTCGCAGGCTCACTACTTTATGGAAACAACATTATATCTGGAGCTGTTGTCCCTAGCAGCAATGCTATTGGGATGCACTTCTACCCGATCTGGGAGGCAGCTACGTTGGATGAATGGCTCTACAACGGAGGGCCCTACCAACTTATCATCATGCACTTCCTTATTGGCATCGCAGCTTATATGGGACGACAATGGGAACTTAGTTATAGACTTGGAATGAGACCATGGATAGCAGTAGCTTATTCAGCACCAGTCTCAGCAGCATTCGCTGTGTTCTTAGTG